CAGAGTAGGTTTCCTCCGGTTTGAGCAGTCCTGATACCCCAATGCGATACCTGCCCCCAATCGCTTTGAGCAATGGGGAATTCTATTTTTTGATTGTTTGAGATTACTGCTTTATCTCCGACTTGTGTTGGAGCTCCAAAAGTTACTTGTTGTCTTTGATATCCTGTTCCTGATACCTCAGTACCAGTGTCAGCATCAGTTGGGTCATTGATGTATAAAGCTAAATATAGTTGCGTAGGTTGAGCCACTGATTGATTCCTGAAAAAATAATTCAATATAGCTTCTTCCAACCAGTTACTAGCTGCTGCCATTTATATCCCCGCCTATCCCCGCCTTTCTTGCTATTGTTATATTATTTACATTAGTTGTACCATTGTTTTTTATTGTTATAATGCAACATGTTTCACTTGTGCCATTAACATTTAAGGGTATTTCATATGGTTTTGTTGTAATGTTAGGTATGTTAACTTGTCTATATTCGAGAGATTCGGCAAAAGGTTGACATTCGAAAACTACATTTAACCTTCCTGCTGGTATTAACTCTATTTGTTCTAACCCTATATAATCATAAACACTCGCTTGATATGCTTTGTCAGGTTCATCGTCAAATATGAGCAAACCTTCTCCACTAAGCCATTTGGCTATTTGTCTAGCACTTTCTCTTAATTCCCCAAAACTTGAATTCCTTATCAATCCTATTTCTACTGAAATAGGCCTTGTTTCATAGGTGTGGGCTCCAAAGTCAATAGTGCCATGCCTACCGGGTATAACAAACTCGTTTTTTCTTTTTGCAGGTATTATACTTCTGTCAATACTTTTCGCCCCAATTTTAAAGTTAGAGGAATGGATATTTCTAAATGTAAACCCTATCATATAGTCACTAGCCCCCTTCCTCTATCTTTTTGTTGCTGTAGCCTATATAATTCTTGAGCTACTTTCTTTATATCATTTTCTTCTCTAATTACAGCATGTACAACAAAATTATTGCTAGTATTGTGCATAAAAGATTGTTGCGACATATTCGGTATAGCGGTGTTGAGAGTACTTTGTAATTGAGGTATAGCAGTGTTGAGGGTACTTTGTAGTTGAGGTATGGCTTTTTCCATACCATCCATGAACCCTTCAATCATGTTATAACCCCAATCCTCAATGAAACGCCCTTCTCCTTTCTTGGCAGGAGAACTAAATCCTAAGTAATCCTTCACGTTTCCAACTACACCTGACACTGCATTTTTTACGTTACCTACCGTTGAATTTATCCCATCAATAAATCCACTTATTAAATTTCTACCCCATTCTACAGCACTTGCAACTAAATTACTAAACCAACCGGATATGTTATCCCATAACAATCCGAATGCCCCTTTAAGCAAATTCCAAGCTCCTTCGACAATGCTCTTTATTCCATTCCACATACCTTGCCATATAGTCTTTATTCCTTCGCCCATTCTTTCCCAATCACCTGTAAATAATCCCACAAAGACGTCAAATATGCCCCGTATTATCTTTAACGCTGAATCGATTACTGTTTTTACAGTGTTCCATAAAATATCCCATATATTTTGTAGGAATTTTCCAAAGCCTTCCCATTTGCTGGATACAAAATTTATAAACATCTGTACGATATTTTCTATAATGGCTTTGGCGCCCTCTATTATCGCCTGGATTCCATTCCATAATCCTTCCCATATTTTTGTAAGCCCCTGTCCAAATCGTTCCCAGTCGCCTGTGAATAGTCCTATAAATACGTCTAATATGCCGGATATAATCTCCATTACCGAATTAAATATGCCTGCAATAGTGTTCCATATTGCATCTGTTATATTTTTTATTTGTTCGCTGTTTTGCTCCCAAAATTCTTTTATAGCATTAAAAATAGTAGTAACTATATCCTTTATGGCCCCCATCACTATAGAAAATAATTCTTTTATTTGTTCCCATACTTGTTTTACGTTCTCTCTAAACTCTTCATTCGTATTCCAGAGACGCACAATAATAGCGATTATCCCTGTTATTGCTGCAATTGCAATTCCAATAGGACCGGTCAAAGCGCCTATTACAGCAGACAATCCTCCTGTAGCTGCAGCCGCGCCGCCTGTAGCTGCAGCCACACCTCCGGCAGCTGCAGAAAAGCTACTAAATAAGCCCATAATTGCGCTTATGCCCGAAGCAATTTTGCCTATGACAATAAGTAATGGCCCTATTGCAGCAGCTAAACCGCCAATAACGAGAATGGCGTTCTGCATTTCAGGACTTAGATTTCTAAACCAATCTGCCCCCTTCTGTAGTATTTCAACAACTTTTTCAATGATTGGTGCCAATTTTTCCTGAAGAAGTGCCGCTATATCAGAACCGACAAGTTTAAGATTATTAAAAGCAACCGTAAATTGGTCCACAGGGTCAAGTGTCCCCTCGTAGGTCTCAGTTACTGCCCCTGCTGCCAATTTTGCGGCATTTGCGAAATCTTCAAAATCTAGAGCACCTCTCTGTATGGCATCTAACATAAAAGTTGCGCCTCTCGTGCCAAAAATTTCGCTGGCAATATTCAAGGCTTCAGTTTCGTCCGCTGTATTCTGCAGCTTTGTCACAAGCTCTGTCAGGCCATCTTCCAGTGTTTTACCGTCTTTCGCGAATTGAACCTGCGCTCTGGATAGATAGGTCAACGCTTTGCTGCTGTCTATACCCTTTTGCTCAAATGAGCCCATTAAAGATGTAGCTTGCGCAAAGTCCAGTCCTAATGCTTTAAGTTGCGGTGCGCCTTTGATAACACTATCAAACAGTTTATCCGTTGAAACACCTGTATTTTGAGCTGTGCGTGTTACTGCATCAAGTACTTCATTAAGATTGTCTGCAGATAGTCCAAAAGCTTCAATGGCTTCTTTGGAATTTATTGTGGCGGTTGTAACATCCTGTCCGTTTATCTGCGCGAATTTAAGCAACAATGTTGTTGCTTCTTCAAGTTTTTCTTCTGTAAATCCGAACTGGGTATTTACTTCGCCTATTGCCTCTCCTACAGCTTGTATTTCAGCAGGCAAAGTCTTAGTTACGTTTCTAAAAGACTTCTCAAGTCCTTCCATTGCCTCGCCTGTTGCGCCTGTTTTGGTCACAATAGTATCAAGAGCATCGTCAACCTCTTTCCAAGCAACCATTGATGCAGTAGCAGCGCCAACTATAGGAGCAGTGATTTTTGTGGTCATCTCTTTGCCTATTTCAGTTGTTTTCTTTCCGAACTTATCAAGAGCTTCTGCTGTATCTTTCCATTTATTGTTTGTCTCTTTAAGCTGATTTTCGAGTTTTTTAAGATCCTGTTCAGTTTTTATTACTTCTCTCTGTATGGCTCTATACTGTTCTTCTCCTACTTCGCCACGTTCGAACTGTTGTTGTACTTGTCTTTCTGCTTCTTTCAATGTATCTAGTTTTTCTTTTGTGGTTTCTATGGATTTTGCTAATAATTTTTGTTTTTGTTCTAGCAACTCTGTATTGGTAGGGTCTAATTTTAATAAGCGTTCTACCTGCCTTAGTTCTCCTTGCAGGTCTCTAGACTTTTTATTTACGCCCTCTAAGGCTTTGTTAAGAGGCTGTGTATCAGCTCCAATAGAGATTGTTATGCCCTTAATTTTTGCACTCAAATTATAATCACCACCTCTCAAGTGATATAAAAAATACGCCTATTTCTAAGCGTATTTCCATGATAATTTTGTTCCATCCGGTAATTGGCCAGCGTGCTTTCTTTTCCCGCTGCAAACCATTGATATTTTCCCTTGCGATATGTTATATTTAAGTCCCGCTTGCCTTTGGCTCTCAAAATATTCTCCAGTAGTAAGACAAATAACAGGGCGCGATTTTGGATTTCTTGCTCCTTCATTTTTTACTAGTTTGTATATCTTATTCTTATCGTAGTTTTCTAGATACTCCCATAGTAAAGGGTCGCCGTTTTTATCTTTGCCGCACGAATGTCTTTTCCCTTGGCAACACAACACTAATGTCCCTTGCGATATATTATAGATTTTAGCTGCTTCTCCTGTACTTTTAAATATTTCGCCTGTATTTATACAAATGAGGTGATAAATATGGGAAAAATCAAAACATCAATATCTTTAGATAAAGATATTTATGAAAAAATCAAAAAAATTAGCCAACAAGAAGATAGAAGTTTTAGCCAGCAAATAAACAAAATACTCAAAGACTATTTATCCCAAAAATCAACAAAGCTTCATCTTAGTTAAAACTTGTCAAAATCTTCTTGAGTTGCTTCTCGTATCTCGTCTTCTTCATCATCTGCTTTTGTGTTCAAATTATTATAAGTGATAATATAATCCAATATCATTCCAACTGTCATATTCTCAAAATCAACCAAAGAAAGCCCTCTTTCTATAGCTCGTACCATTAATATTTCAGTAGTCAGCTCGAAAGAGGGCCCTTTATTATCGCTTATTTTTTTTTACTGGTTGTGGTCGACTTTAAGCAACTAAATATCATGTCAATGACTTCCGGAATAATGTCCATCAAAGGAAATTCACTAAATGTATCCAGCCACTCCATTGGTGGTGGTATTGAAGGGTCTGCTGTTTTAGCTAGTGTCCATACAAGATTATAAAATACTTCCAAGTCCAAGGCTTCATAATTAGTTAATTCATTAGTTTTCGTGTCTATTGAACCCTGCAACTTAAGGATGTCCTGTATAGCATCTCTACCAAACTGCGCTTTATATTTCAGCAAAAAAGCGCCAGTGCTTTTGAATTTTACCTGGCGCCCATCTATCGTCAATATTTTTTCCATCTAATCACTCCTCTACAGGGTCTACATAAGTATATACCTGTTGATACCAAGTATTATATTGTGCTTGTTCGGGTTCTACTTTTGCTTTTACCATTCCAGTATCAGGAGCAGGACTTGCTACAATACTCATAGTTTCTGTCTGCGGTTCTACGGTATTTGTTTTTGTCGCGCTTTGCAAATTAGGTCTACTCGGGCTCACATTATACAAAACATGCCTTACTGCATTTTTGTCGCCGCTAAATTCAAAAAGCAGTGCAAAGTTTTTGGGTATTGCATTAGCATCTTCAAAAAGCACTCCGTTTGCATCTTCTTTGTACCCAAGCACATCTTTTTTAAATTCATCCGGGAATAAGGCTACTTCTAAATCACCTTCATATCCATCATTTGTGCTTGCAGTGTAATATAGCATATCATCTGCATAAAAATCCGGTCTTTCCCCTCTAGGGCTCAACGTAAGATTTACCGCCCCAGGTATTAATTTTGGTGTATCGTAAGTAATCTCACCGTTGATTTCAGTTATAACTGCATAATGAACATTTTTAAGCCCATACTTAACTTTATTTGCCATCTTCATACCTCCTAAATTTGAATTTCATAAATAACTTGGTACATCTCTTCGCTTTCGATGTAGGTTTCTGACTTGTCGTAATAAATATCGTTTTCGTCAAAAACATTTTCTAACAACTGTTCACTTTCTAAATCTTTCTTTTCTGAATACAATTCAACTTGATAATTATCAAATCTCTTATATATCTTGCTGTCTGCTGCAAAATTGCTAGAGTAAGTAAACAGATAAATTATATAAGGCAAGCTAGGAGGCTCGTCAAAGTGGTGATAAGCAACTGGTAGTCCTGTAGATTTCAATAAGTTATATAATTCATTCTGCGTCATGCTCCTAACCTCCTTTAACAACTTTCTCAACTTCTGCGGTAAATTCGTTAATCACCTGTTCCTCAACTGGTCCGATGTGAGATTTGCCTTCTACTCGTCCGCCGCCTCGTTTGGCGTGGCCGTATTCTAGCAGATGAGTTAATCCAGGTTTATTTTTGTTGTAGATTATGTGAGAATTTGTTTCTCCAAGCTTTTTCTCTGTTTTTTTAGCCCATCCCTTAGCATATTCTCCAGTTTTCTTCGGTGATTCAGCCTTCAATTCTTTTACTGCGTTCTTTACTATTCTTTCACTTGCCTCATCTATTCCTTCTATTATATCCTTTGTATATTCCGCTAGCCCTTTAGCTATTTCATTTGCCAATTGGTCAACCGATATATTAGACATTACCAATCACCTTCTCACATACCAATTCCATTTCCTCAAAGTCCTTCATGTACGTTCTTATCACTTTATATTTTTCTCCTTCAAATTCTAACTTTTTTTCTCCGTTGTATTCGTATCCATGAATTACAAAAGTTATCTCAGGCTTTAAACCCGCAAGGGCTGCATTGTAAAATTCCCCTCTTGTGATTGATTTTAAACCGCAGAGAATAGTTTTTCTTTCTTCAACAGGTATCTGATTACCTATCTCATCCTCGGTGTATGTCTGACTGACTAAGGTTAACTCATGGTCATATGTCATACTGTTTCACCATCCGTAACAGCAGTAGACGCATGAATAATCAAGTTGTGTAACCTAAACTGCAAATGTCGAGGCATTGCTCCGTCACTATCTCTGCTTTGATAGCGCCATGTAGCGTAATCAACGACAAACATCAAATGATAAGGGTTGGTACCATCTAGCACCAACCCTTTTTCATCTTCTAATTCTTTTACCACACCTTCAACTATTGCTGCCAAATATGTGTCTCTAACATTTGTTCTTATTCCAAGTCTTTCTTTTACCAACTGAAGGATTGTGTTTGTATCCATTATTCACCGCCTTCTTCCTCATCCACTTCTGCAATTAAAGGTTCACCGATTCGATTTTCATTCCCCAGCAATTCTTCGATGCGTTCCTTTTTCGGTCTCCCTTTCCGTGGATATTTATCTCCTACGCGATAAATGTGGTTATTGTCTTGTAAATCTTTAAAATCTTTAATCACTACATATTTAGGCATTTATATCATCCTTTCAAAATTACACTCCTTGAACTGGGTCAGTAATAGTAACAAGCACAAATGCCTCTGGTTTAACTGGTTTTCCATCGAATCTTCCTTTGCCTCTGAATGCTGTCTGGTCCTCGGCAAATTTCACATGAGTAGAATTATCAATAGTAATACTTTCTCTTTCGACAAGGGTATACTGAGAGAAATCTCCAAACAATACTTTATCGTCA